CGCTTGATCCTGAAGCGCTCGATGAAGACCCTACGCCACCAGCACCAATGGTAATTGTGTATGCAACACCAGAAGATAAAGTTGCTGCTGTCGCTAAAAATCCACCACCACCACCACCCCCAGCACCAGCGGCTAATGCTTGCGCCCAACCACCACCACCGCCTCCTGCAACAACTAAGTAATTAACTAGATACCCAGCAGGCTGGCTTAAAAACTTCCAGCTAGATGTACTTACGTCGTACCACTCTGGGTTGCCTGTATCAATGTTTCCACGGATCTCAAATGGCAGTCCCGCAGGGCGCTGCGCAGTGGTTCCGTAAGGCAGTTTGAGCGCACCTGTACCTGTGCCAGACGCAGCATCTAGGAACGCTTGATAGGCCGCACCGGCTGCTAGATACGTTGCACCAACAGAGCCTGCAACAGCCGGAATTCCATTAGCGACTGCGCTCACATAAAAGCTTTCTGTCGTAACTAAATCACCAAGATTGGCACCAACTGTTAACACAACGCTCGTGCCCGTCACAGCTGTACGGTCGGAACTACCTAACAAAACACCGTTCTGATAGACATTTAAAAAGCCTGGTGTATAGCTGGGCGTAGAAAAAATGGTCTGTCCTGCGGTCGCTGTGAACTCAGTGACTGTACGGTATGCAGTTGTAGTGATGTTTGACGCAGGAATCCCTAAGTACCGCACAGAGATATTGCCTGTCCCAGCGGGCGGTGCACCCGAGAACGTCAACACGGTACCCAACATTGAGTACGTCGAAGGATCTTGCACAACACCTGAAACAACCACAAGGGCGGAAGCAGTGTTTGCAGGAGCCACCGACATTGTAAAGGTGACAGTTGAGCCGTTACCCGAAAACGAGTCCGTAACAAATGCAACCGATATAGGCTGATTTCCGATATAGCTCAAGACATACCCCTTATGCTGGGACTACTAATTCTTTCCATGCGAGCGTGGGCTCGTCCCAGACATAGTGCTTATCGTCTGTGGGCATTGGGGTCGGTGCGTCCCAGAGCCATGTTGAAGTGTTTAATACCCAACTTGGAAATGGTTGCGGGGCATAGAACTTGTCTGCTACCGGGTCGTGCGAGTAACCTTCACCTGGGAAATTACCGCGCAGCGCCACACCACCATCAGGCATACCGTCGTCACCGTAATGCACGTTCCCGCGAGTGTTGTAACTGCACTGCAGCCATTGGCCAGGGCTCGTATCGACAAATCCATCGCCGCCTTGATCCTTTGGTAAAAAGAATTTCGGTTCCGCTACGATGACCTCTTTAACTTTGCTGCTTACGACTTTTGCAAAATGACCCATGTTGATCTCCTTAGGCGGTAAATACGCCGCTTGATAAAAATGTGTGGATTGTGTAGCCAGCTACGCTAGTGATGGTGCCGCCTGTGCCGCGTTGTGCTCCAGAGTAGGCAAGGATAATGACCCCTGAACCACCGGCACCCCCGTTGTAGCCGGTACCACTGTTTGATCCACCGCCGCCGCCACTGCCAGAATTAGCAGCTCCTGCACCAGATGTTTGGTTTCCAGCACCAGCGCCATGGCCACCGCCGCCCAGACCGCCGACAGCGCTGTTATTCGCCGCAGCATAGTTTGACCCGCCACCGCCGCCACCTGCGTAATACGTGTTAATACCTGATATTGCTGAAGAGATTCCAGCACCCCCTGGGCCCCCTGAGTTATCGCCAGCAGAATTACCCCCAATAGCACCTGCTCCGCCTCCTCCACCACCTTGGTTACTCGTCGAAGCGCTACCTAGTCCACCTATATATCCTTGTCCAGAAGTACCTGCACCGGCAGAGTTTCCGGGGCTATTAGCACCGCCTCCACCAGATCCCCCGGCTGAACCCGCTGCAAATGGTGCTCCTCCACCGCCGCCTCCACCGCCTACTGCTGTCACTAACGAACTAAAAGTACTATTTGATCCGTTTAACCCCAATGTGTTTACTGCTCCAGGAGCTGCACCACCAGCACCGACTACGAGGCCATACTGGGCACCTGATGTGACTAGCAGAGAACTTGTCACTACACCACCACCACCACCACCACCGCCACCTGCGGCAGAACCACCAGAACCACCGCCAGCAACTACTAGATACGTCAGCGAGTACGAGCTTCCGAGACTACCCGCTGAGTTTGCAATCATTACCCAGCCGCCGCCGATATAACTCTCTAGCTGACCTAATGTAATGTTGTGCCGGGTATATCCGTTCTGGGGGTTTGTAGGTCGTTGCGCAGTTGTGCCTGAAGGAAAACCCCACGCAGATGTACCGGTGTCTACTAAACCGTTTACAGGGTCAAAAATAATAGCCATCGTTATTCCTTAGATAATTTTCCAGACTGCACCGTTAGGGACAGTGAGTACGTTTGAACCAGATAACGTCAATGGCCCGATACTCATCGTGTTTTGACCGACCGGAAACGTGTAAGGCGCGGTAATAGCCTGTGCGTTTGCATAAAACAAAGACGGTGAAAATGTGGCTGATGACGGTGCTGCACCGATGTAGCTCATAGCTGCCCCTTACGTGATTTGCAGAACAGAAGTCACAACGTCAATCGAGCTTGCTGCGCTCGATACGACCGTAAATGCATCGCCTGTATTCAGAACAAGTTTTCCATCCGCCCCGAATAGCGCAAGAGAGCCACCTACCGCAACAGTGGCACCTTTGACGATGTAGTAATTAACCGTTGCAGACGTGAAATAAACATCGACTGTGACTGGAGCTGCTGATGTATTGGCTGCAGTAAGCCCGATGACCGTAGTCTGGGTTGCCGATGCTGCCGTGACTAGCACTACAGGTGTCGTACCGACGTTTTTAGCTGGATAGCGTGTAAAGTTGTTTGCCATTATTTATCCCAGTGCAATAGCCATGGCGACAGCAGTACCCGCTGGATCTCCGGTGCTTGTTGGCACTCCAGTTAAGTCTGCATATGCACCTGTAGATGCCACAGTGGCAAGTCCGATGTTGTTGCGTGCTTGAAGTTTTTGACCTGTGGTTAACGTCTGTGCCGTGTCATACCGCACACCACTGAGACCGTCGTTACCAGGAACGCCTTGCACTCCTTGAATACCTTGCGCGCCTGTGGCTCCAGTCAAACCAATCGGGCCAGTCGCACCGGTTGCTCCGGTTGCACCTGTAGCTCCTGTAGCCCCTGTAATGCCTTGGATACCCTGAGCGCCAGTGGCTCCGGTCAAACCCTGAATGCCTTGTGGCCCTTGGGGCCCTTGTGCAACGACTTCGACAATATTGGTCGAGGCAACTTCTTGGATGAGTACGGTTGTACCGAGCTCTTGGACGACAACAATATCGGTCATCGAGTGACCTCTTTAGATACTGAAATCTGACCTTCAATTAGACGCGTGACCGTGCCATCAGATGACGTGACTACCAGGTCATATTTGGCGCGAGTCCACGTAATAGCCGCAGTCGTTGCAGCACTAAAAATCATGGTGATAGTGCCTGTCGCAGCAGTAATGACTAGGGTATTCAGTGCAGACGAAAGCTCAAGCAACACATCAGTCGCAGTGACACTCTGACGTATCTGCATCTTGGCTGTATAGCCAGTCAGATTCATAACTGCGCCTGTGCTGTCAGACCAAATGATTGGTTTAATCATCGTGGCACCCTGCTCAAGCTCAAAATCATAGGAGGCTGCAGGCATAGTTACGCAATCCGTTGAAATTCGATTTGTGCAGAAGCTCTTGTCATTCCACGGTTTACACGCACACGCGCTTCACTGATCGCAGTACGGAAACGACGGTCGAATTCAAGGGCTGAAGACTTATCGAAATATGGTTGTTTGGGTGTGTTGTACAGGCGCGCGCGAGCCCCGTAGGCAATAGCTTCCAAGTACTCTTCGTAGACGGTGCTACCAACTGTGGTCGAGGCACGCGTTGGTGCGTATGCTGCGCGGATACGTAAATTTCCTCCAGACACGAGTGGCTGAGGAACGACAATAAGTTCAGTCGAAATCATGCGCGTGATGTAAGACGGTGCCCCAACAAGCAAGCGCCAATCGCACCCACGAAATATGCGTGTCAGATCCTCTGCACTTTTAGGGATAATTAGCTGATCGTCAACCCAAGCCTCGATAATATCGACAAACTTAATGCTGGCGTTCATATCCATTTCGTAGTTAGACATCCCAGCCATTAGGGTGATGGGGTCAGCATCATCTTGCCAAAACCTTGTTCGCTCGCAAAATTCGATGCACGCGCTACGAATGGCATTCTCAGCCACAGTCTCAGGTACGTCAGGAACGTACTGCATCACCTCAGGCAAGAACACACTGTATGCTACTGAAGTCATGATTGTGCTCCCGGTGCGGTCGCGCCTCGTGCACCAACGAGCGACAAGTTCGGTGAATTCGTGGTTTCTGCGTTTTCTTTTGCACCAAGGGCAGCGGTAAACGTCGACCAATAGCCCTGTGCAAGCTGAAGCCCTGGTGCGTACTCAGCATCCTTGCTGCAAGCTCGGTACATGATGTAATCGAGAATCACAGTCTGCAGAATATCGTTCAGCCCAATGGCTTGCGATTCCGAGGTCAGATCAGCAGGAACCTTTGCGTAGTTGACCTGGAGGTATCCCATACCGTTACTTGG